TTTGTATTTAATCCTTTGTAGATTCTTTGGTTTACTGGAATTCCACACTTTTCCAATTCTTCTAGTTCTTTCATTACTTGTCTTTTTAGAATCTCGTCCTCTAATGCGGTTGAAAACTTAATCATCACAATCCTCCTCAAATGCAAAATATTCGCCAAAATTCTTTATGAAGACTTTCTTTAAATTCTCATAATCTCCACTCATCATCTCTTGGATTATCCCGTCAATCTTCGGTTTCTCAAATCCTAAATCTTTTCCCGCCTTTTTTACTGTGGACATTAGGGCAAAAGCGTTCCCATCTGGTCCCATTAAATCAATGTAAATCATTTCATTCTCCTTTATTAGTTGTGCGATTTATCCCAATAACTTTATTCGGATTTCCTTCACATTTAGAATATACGGTCTTTATTCGTACTTTTAAACTATCACTTATACTAGCTTCACATAATTCTTTACTCTTTTCTCCTTTGAATAAATATCAAGATTATTCATTCCCATTCCTTCTCCTCCCGTTATCCTCGGTTCTCGTATTTTTATCGATCGATTTAAGTTCGAGGTGTTTCATTCATGTAAAAGTGTTTGCACTATTAGTACTTGTTGTTCTTTGCCGGTCGTAGATCGATGAGAGGTCAGGGGCCCGGGGCGGACGGCTGTCGGCCCGCGCCCTAAAAGCGCCAAGTCAGTGGTTCTGCGGGGGCATTTAAAGCTAAATCGGCAAAAATCCGTGCATATCGTATTAGTATAGGGAATAAATTTGAATCAACACGCAATTTTTATAGAGAATGCCAATCAATACAATAAGCCAATAAGCTATGATCCTAAGAAATATTTACAAAGGGGCTATGTACCACGGTACAATCTTCATATATTATCTGCTAAGGAGGTAGGTTATGGCTACATTAGGCGGGAAGCGTGATGGCGCAGGGCGTCCATCAGGTGCTAAGAATAAACGTTCAGCTGAGATTGAAGAAAAATTAGCTGCACTGAACTGTGATCCTATTGAAGGGATGGCTACAATTGCAGCCGACCCTACGGCAAGTCTTGAATTGAAGCTACAAGCATTTAAGGAGTTAGCCCAGTACGTAGCTCCTAAGCGCAAGGCGGTTGAGATGGAGATCGAGGGCAACGGTTCATTTAATATTAATGTCGTACGGTTTAGCGACCTTGCAAAGGATCTTGATGGCGGAGATAACGGTACCAGCTGATTGGGCTCCAAGGCCTTATCAGTTTCCACTGTGGAAATTTTTAGAAGACGGCGGTAAGCGAGCTGTTGCTGTTTGGCATCGGCGCGCAGGTAAAGACTTGCTGTCAATTAATTGGTGCGCTGTGTCAGCATTAACGCGGCCTGGGTTATACTGGCATTTGTTTCCAACATACAACCAGGGGAGAAAGATCGCTTGGGACGGGATGACCCGTGACGGTAGAAAGTTTATTGACCACTTCCCACAGGAAACTTGGGAGGCAGTAAACAATACTGAGATGCGATTGACGTTAAAGAATGGCTCGATCTATCAGGTGGTGGGTACCGACAACGTCGACCGATTGGTCGGTGCCAATCCTGTCGGAGTCGTCTTCTCTGAATACTCCCTCCAAGATCCCCGAGCATGGGATTACATTCGTCCCATCTTGGCTGAAAATGGAGGATGGGCGTTATTTATTTATACCGCTCGAGGTAGAAACCATGGATATGATTTACTCAACATGGCCAAGCGTAATGAGAAATGGTTCCAACAAACGTTAAGTGTGGATGATACCAGGGCCATTAGCCAAGAGGCAGTAGACGAGGAACGTGATTCAGGCATGCCTGATGAGATGATCCAGCAAGAGTTTTATTGTAGCTTTGATGCCCCACTAGTAGGTTCTTACTACGGTAACGCCATGGCTAGGTTACTTGCTGATGGTAAGATTACTGGTGTACCTTATGAGCAACGGCTTGAGGTCCATACATCTTGGGACCTTGGCATGAATGATTCAACTGCGATTATCTTCTTCCAGCGTCACGGTGGTGAGATCAGGATCATTGATTACTACGAGAGTAGCGGTGAGGGTCTAGCTCACTACGTTAAGATCTTAAAAGAAAAAGAATACCTTTATGGCGAGCATATTGCACCACATGACATTCAAGTCAGGGAGATGGGCACGGGTAAGAGTAGGTTAGAGGTAGCCCGTGAACTAGGAATTAGGTTTCGTGTTGCTGCTAACCTTCGGATTGACGACGGCATTGAAGCAGTTCGAACAACCTTACCTAAGTGTTTCTTTGATGAGAAGAAGTGCAGCCACCTTATTGAAGCACTACGCCAGTACCGTAAGGACTTTGACGAGAAGCATAAGGTTTTCCGTGATCGTCCGTTGCACGATTGGACCAGTCACCCTGCCGACGCGATGCGTTACCTAGCTGTCGGACTACGCGACCAGTTAAATATGAATGCGAAGAAACTACCTCGGATGGCTGACATGGATTATCAGATCCTATGATTCGTCCGTTTACCTTAAAAGATCTTCCGACCATGGTTGAGCTAGGAAAGATCATGCATGAGGAATCGGTCTACCGGGATCTTGACTTTGATGAAGAGAAGATCAAGGACCTTGCCTTAACTTATTTAGCTAATCCCGACCGGTGCTGGTCAGCTGTGGCTGAAGTTAATGGTAGAATCATAGGTATGTACGCGGGGTATATTACAGAGTACTATTTCGGTAAGGACCTAATTGCACAAGATTTGCTTCTCTTTGTTGATCCTACTAAACGCGGTGGCCTTGCTGCCGTGAAGTTGATTACAGCATTTGAGGACTGGGCTTTTGCAAAAGGTGTAAAGGAAGTATGTCCTGCGTCGTCGACAATGGTAGCTCCTGAAAGAACTGCCATGTTGTACAACTTGTTAGGATATACTAACGTTGGTAGTTTATTTAAAAAGAGGAGATGATTATGTGTGGTGGCGGCGGCGGTAGTCCCCCTCCAGTACCTCCAGCACCTCCGCCTCCAGCGGCGGATAATGCTATGGTCCAGGAAACTCAAGCAAAGCAACGTAAATTAGAGCGAAATGCAGCAGGTCGTGCAAGTACCATCTTGACCGGACCTACAGGCATTAGCACCATGGATGAAATGACAAAGAAGAAAACATTAGGTTCTTCATCTTTACTAGGCGGTTAATGTGGACAATCCAAAGGATCTGGTATCAGTCATCACTGATCGGTTAGGTAAACTAACCACGATTAGGTCACCATGGGAAACCTTGTGGCAAGACTGTACTGATTATGTAAACCCAAGGCGCGGTGATTTTAATGCTGTACGCGCGCAAGGTGACCGTACTCGGTATGATCGTGTGTATGATTCAACCGCTCCTTTGGCCAATGAACAATTAGCTGCTGGTCTTCATGGTTATTTGACTGCGCCTTCTGAACAGTGGTTCAGTTTGCAAGTTGAAAAACGTATTGATGACGTTGATGACCCTACAAATCTTTGGCTACAGAATGTGGCTGAGACAATGTTTCGAGAGGTGTTTCATTCACCCTCGTCTAACTTTGGTTCCATGGTGCATGAACTATACATTGACCTAGGTGCCTATGGTACTGCGGTCATGTATGTTGAAGATCGCCCTGGTAAACCAGTTAACTTTAGAACGTATCACCTTGCTGAATGCTATATCTCTGAATCACCTGAGGGTGTCATTGATACCGTGTATCGCAAGTATAAGCACACAGCACGTCAATTAGTGCAGTTGTATCGTGATAAGCTTCCTGATAAGTTTATTGAGAATGCGTATAAAGATCCACACCAAGAGTTTACTTGCGTTCATGCAGTAGAACCACGCGATAGTTTTAATCCTGACTCTGCCCTTGCTAAGGACATGCCTTGGATGAGTGCCTATGTGTTAGAAGAAGAAAAGATTCTTCTCGATGTTGGCGGCTTTAAAGAGTTTCCATACATGGTACCACGTTGGACAAAGACCGCTGGTGAAGTGTATGGTCGTTCACCATCAATGACTGCATTGCCAGATATTAAGATGGTCAATGAGATGAGTAAGACCGTGATCAAGGCGGCGCAAAAAGCTACTGATCCACCACTCATGGTTCCTGATGATGGCTTTATGCTGCCATTGCGCACTATCCCAGGTGGTCTTAACTACTACCGTTCAGGTACCACTGATACCGTAAGACCCCTTGTTGAAGGTTTGCGCCCTGACATTGGGTTAGACTTTATTGAATCACGGCGCCAACATATCCTAAAGACCTACCACGTAGACTGGATGCAGATGCGTGAAGGTCCTAGCATGACAGCTACCGAAGTATTGCAGCGCCAAGAAGAACGTATGAGGTTGATGGGTCCAATGGTTGGTCGCTTACAAACCGAGTTCCTAGGACCGTTGATTGATCGCGTGTTTAATATTATGAATCGTCGTCGTATGTTACCTACTGCTCCGCCAATGGCGCAAGGTCGTAATCTACGTATTGACTACGTATCGCCCGTGGCTCGCGCCCAAAAGACACAACAACTATTTAGCTTCACACGCCTGTTAGAGACCTTAGTGCCACTAGCAAATGTTAAGCCTGAGATCTTTGATAACCTCAATGCTGATGGTACGGTTCGCTGGGCACACCGATTGTTAGATGCCCCCCAAGAAACCTTACTGTCTACTGAAGAAGTTGCTAAGATTCGTGAGGGCCGCGCCCAACAGCAACAACAAATGCAAGCTGTTGCGACCGGCCGCGAACTGGCTGCCACTGCTAAGGATGCTGCTAACGCGGCTGCCACTGCACCAACCCTTGGTGAGCAACCACCAAATCAAGGCGTTGAGCAACAACCGATGGGACCAATGCAATGAAATCGCAAGACTTAATGAAGTTGCACGATTCTTATAAGATTATTTTTTCCACACCTGATGGCGAGCGAGTACTAGACCATCTATGCAAGATTAGTTTTCTTGCTGATACAAGTTACGTAGCAGGTGATCCCTATGAGACAGCGCACCGTGAAGGTCAGCGCCGTCTTGTACTTAGCATCTTGCGGTTTTTGGAAAGAGACCCAAGACAAATCATGAAACAAATGGAGGCACTACAAAATGAGTGAAGTAGACACAGGGTCCGTAGTAAATGATGGTGGCGCATCCACTGCACCAACCGTCGCAACGGGCAGCTCGAGTGGTTCTATCGATTGGCGTTCAGCTCTCGACGAGGGCTTAAGGTCTGATCCTACTCTAGCTGATATTAAAGACTTAAATGGTCTTGCAAAATCTTACGTCCACGCACAACGCATGGTTGGTAAGGATAAACTAGTTATCCCAGGAGAAGGGGCTGATCCTACTGAATGGGATTCTTTCTACGAGAAACTAGGTAGACCTCAAGATGCTAAGTATAATTTAGATGCTTCAGGCATTATCCCTGAAGGTATGCCCTTTCAACCTGAAGCCGTTGACCACTTTAAAAAGATATTTCACGAAGCTGGTCTATCACAAAAGCAAGCTGAAACTGTATTTAAAAACTACATGCAGTTTGCCGGTGAGCAACACACTAACATGATGACTGCTGGTCAGCAGCAACGTGAACAGTGGGTCACTGACGTTAAAAAAGAATTTGGCAAAGCTTATGACCAAAAGATTGACATGGCTGTAAGAGCTGTTGATACCTTTGGCGGCGAAGATATGAAGAAGTGGTTAAATGAAACTGGGCTTGGCGACAACCCAATGTTCATTAAAGTCTTTTCTAAGATTGGCGAGAAGATGCAAGAGTCATTAACTCAACCAGGACAAGCAGGCGGCTTCACATTAACCCCTGATGCAGCAAGACAAGAGATTGCAAGAATGCAGCGTGATGATAAGTTTATGGCAGCTTACTTAAGCCCAGCAACTGAAGGCCATGCCGAAGCCGTTAAGAAGATGCACGAACTGTTTGGGTTTGCTTATCCAGAAGACGCTAGTTAACGTTTCTTTTTCTTTTGTTTTTTAGCTTTGCGTTCATCGTAATGGTGTATTCTGTGGCAGTTTGCACACAATACAACACATTTTTTAATTTCTTCATAAGCAGCGGTGTAGCGTGAGTTTTTTACTAAAGTGGACACATCGCGCTTGTTAGTACGATCAACGTGGTGAAAGTCTAGTGCGGCTGGATGGTTAAAGCTACAGTTTACACATTTAAATGTAGCCTTAAATTCTTGCCACTCAAGCCGCATTCTTTTTTTATTTTCTTTTATTCTTTCGGAGCTGGTCTCTTTATTTTTTTGATAGTGTCTAGCACTATACATCTTTCCTTTTGCTTTTCTAACTTTTAGATCCTTATACGGCATTTAATCGCTTTCTCCAATACAGGCTATGCTTATATGCCCATGGCTTTGTAGGTTCGTATAGCTTAAATCCCTGGTGTATTAAAGAGTTGCTAGATGCTGGGTTGTCTGTAGTGTCTGTAATAGCCCACCGCCACCCAAGCTTCTTAGCTTGGCGCAGTCTAACCCTAATAAGACGTTTTTGCAGCCCATGGCCAGTATAGCCGTCAATGACCCCGGCCCTGCAAAGATACCCGCAGTCATACCAAGAAAATGAACGTACCATCCCAGCAAAGCCAACCGGCTTATTCTCTTCTGCGTAGGCAATCCACCAGTGTCCTCTTCTAGTGTCATATAACTTATCACAAGGTAGGGTTTTTTTTTGAAGATAGCTTAGCACACTCTGTATATCAGGGCGTTTAGTATCTACCTTTATGATTCTGACGTTCATACGGCATTATAAAAGTATTCTTTGTCACTAGTATTACTGCGGACAAAATCAGAATAAAAAAAAATTAACTAATGTACAAATTTGTTGTATGATGCTAGTAACGGGAAACCCGCAAGGGTCCGGTGGCATCGCCTAGCCAGAAGGGTATGTGGGGGTCCGTTTGGGCAACCTCTGCGAGCATTGTATTTAACTTTAACTGATATAAGGAGGACATATGTCCATTCAAATCACTACAGCATTTGTACAGCAGTACCGTGCGAACGTAGAACACCTTGTTCAGCAAAAAGGTTCACGCTTGCGCCCGCTGGTTCGAGCTGAATCTCAGAACGCTGAATTTGACTTTTATGATCGTATTGGGGCGACATTGGCCCAAGAAGTAACAGGCCGTCACCAAGATACTCCGTTGATCAACGTTCCGCACGATCGTCGTCGTTGCTCTTTGCGCGATTTCGACTGGGCAGATCTAATTGATCGTACAGATCGTATCCGCATGTTGATTGACCCAACCTCACCTTATAGCCAGAATGCTGCTTATGCATTAGGCCGTAAGATGGACGAAGTCATTCTAGATGCTGCTTTTGCATCCGTTTCCACTGGTAAGACTGGTTCATCCACTGTAACATTCCCAAGCTCACAACAGATCGCAGTTGATTATGTTGAGTCTGGTGCTGCTGCAAACTCTGGTCTAACCATCGGTAAACTACGCAGAGCTAAGCAAATCCTGGATGCTAACGAAGTAGATCCGACAGAGCGTCGCTATGTTGCTGTAACGGCAAAGCAAATCAACGACCTGTTAAGAACTACTGAAGTTACTAGCGCAGACTTTAATACAGTCCGTGCTTTGGTTCAGGGTGAGCTTAATAGCTTTATGGGTTTTGAGTTTGTCCGCACCGAATTGGTTAGAACTAACGCTTCTAGTCACCGTCGTTGCTTGGCATGGGCACAAACAGGTTTGTTGATCGCGGTTGGTAGCGACATCACTGTTGATATCGGTCCACGTCGTGACAAGCGCAATTCCACCCAAGTCTACGTTTCTGCTTCATTCGGCGCAACCCGTATGGAAGAAGAAAAAGTAGTTGAATTAATTTGCGCTGAATAAGGAGAACAGACATGGCTACTTTTAATTCCACTGAATACGCTAACAACGTTGCAAGTCCACCTGTAATGAACGATGTGTGTGACGAGCACGGTCGGGTTCGTGTTATGTCGTTTACCTACACCCAATCAGGTGCAGGTACGGCAGGTGACACGGTAAACCTTTGCAGTTTGCCAGGCGGTAACCTTCGCGTTCTTGCCACATCCACAACATACTCAGCTTTTGGTGCCTCACGTACCATTAAGCTTGGGCATACTGCGTATGTGAACTTAGCGAAAACTACTGTTGCAGCAAGCAGCACTGCGTTTTTAGCGTCAACATCTATTGCGTCGGCTGGTACTACCACCACTTTCACTACAGCCAAGTTTACTTCACGCGAAGGTATTCTTGTGCAAGCGTTGATTGAGGGCGGTACACTCCCTGATGCAGCAACACTCACTGGCTACGTTTTATACGCCATTGACTAAGTAGTAATGCAGCACTTAAGGGGGTCGGGTTTCACGTGCCTGATCCCCTTCTTTACTTAGGAGCTTGATATGGCAACATCTGACATTGATATCGTTAACCGAGCATTAACAATGCTAGGTGTAGACCCCATTAATTCCCTGTCTGACTCAACTAAGGCAGCAAGTACGGCAAATCGTTTATTTAACGACACTAGGGCAGCGGTCTTTAGAGGACATCCCTGGAATTGCCTTATCAAACGTGCCTCCTTACCTCAAGAAGCTACCGTCCCTATTTATGGGTATGCATACGCATTTACCTTACCCGCGGATTTTTTACGTTTACTAAGTATTGAAAACAATCTTGGTAAATATAGTATTGAAGGTCGAAAGATTCTCTATGATGATGAGATTCTTCAGGTCATGTATATTGCACTAGTTACCGACGTCATTGCTTATGACACCCTTTTGCTTGATGCATTAGCCGCACGGTTAGCGGCTGATATGGCACATCCATTGTTACAAAGTACCGAGGCTATGCAGCGGATGTACAACCTATACGAGTTAAAACTTCGCGAAGCTAAGTTTGTTGATGCGCAAGAAAATTCACAAGACGTACTTGACACCGACTACTGGTTAGACTCTAGAACCGGGGTAACACCTAGCTGGATCTCAACACCACCGAGATATTAATGGCTAAAAGTACCCCCATCCAGACTAACTTTACCGGCGGTGAAATTAGTCCTCGGCTTCATGGCCGGGTTGATCTTGCTAAGTACGGATCGGCGTTAGAGCGCTGTGAAAACTTTATTGTTTTCCCTCACGGGGGTATGACTAAACGGCCTGGTACTAGGTTTATTGCTAGTACTAAGGTCACAACTGCCGTCAAGTTAATTCCGTTTATTTTTTCTACAACTCAATCTTATATCTTAGAGTTTGGAAACCTGTATGTTCGATTCTATCGAAATGAGGCGCAGTTAACCAGCGGCGGTAGCGCCTTTGAGGTAGCAACCCCTTATGCTACAGCAGATCTTGATGGCCTAGACTTTACCCAGTCTGCCGATGTCCTATACCTAGTGCATAAAAGCTACCCAATTAAGCAACTAAACCGGTTAGGTGCCACAAGCTGGACACTAACTGATTTTGCCTTTAAAGATGGTCCATATGAGTCAGTTAATACAAGTGCAACTACCGTAACTGCCGCAGCTACTACAGGTACAACTACCATTACCGCAAGTACTGGTATTTTTGCGTCAACTGACGTCGGCAGATGGATTAGGATTATGCACACGGCGACTGACTTAGGAGCCGCAAAAATTACGGCGTATACTAGTTCAACAGTGGTAACTGTTGCCGTAGATGCTGACTTCCCGTTTCACGCTACTTCTGCCACAACTCAATGGCGACTCGGTACCTGGTCAAATACCACGGGATGGCCGTCAGCCGTGTCATTTTTTCAAGAACGTTTATTCTTTTCAGGATCCACTCAGAAGCCCTCTACCATTTGGGGAAGTAGGTCTGGTGACTTCCTTAGCTTCAGCCCAACGAATGCCGACGGTGAGGTCCTAGATGATTCTGCATTAAACTTTACACTATCGACAGACCAAGTTAACGCAATCAGGTGGATCTATGGCGAAAAGCGCCTACAGATCGGAACTTCAGATGGTCCGTTTATTCTATCGTCTGGTCGAAACTTTGAGGCGCTAACACCAACTAATGTCACGGTATCACGTGAAACAACTGATGGAAGTGCGGATGAACGAGTTGTTGGAGCTAGTAGAACTACCCTTTACATTGACCGTTCTAGATTAAAACTTCGTGAACTTGCCTATGATGTGCAAGTTGAGGGTTATACTTCACCCGATATGACACTGTTAGCCGAGCATATTACCACGGGCTACATTAAGCAGATTGCCTATGCAAGAGCCCCTGACAATCTAATTTGGGTACTCTTACAGTCCGGCGAACTTCGCTGCTTAACATACGAGCGCGAACAAGAGGTAGTTGCTTGGCATCGGCATATCATTGGCGGCACAAATACGTTTGTTGAATCTATTGGCGTTATTCCAAAGTCCGACGAGTCCTCTGAAATTTTGTATATGGTAGTCCGTCGAACAATTAATGGCGCTACCGTAAAATACGTTGAATACCTAGAACGATCATTTGATACGGCAAAAGGCGACACGGTTCAGCAAGCTTTCTTTGTAGATAGCGGGCTGTCTTATTCTGGGGCAGCCACTAGTACACTAACCGGATTAACCCATTTAGAAGGGCAAGTCGTTCAAGTCTTTGTTAATGGCGCTGTGCATCCTGATCGAACAGTAGCAAGCGGTCAGATTACACTAGATCGCCCAGCTACAACGGCAGCCGTAGGTCTTGGCTATGTGGCTAAAGCCCGCACATTAGACCCTGAAGTTCAGACAGAAAACGGACCAAGTCAGGGTAAAATAAGACGTATTGAACGTGTCACCTTTAGGGTTGTAGATACGTTTAACTTGAAGTTTGGTGTCAGTGAGAGTAATTTAGAGATTATTCCATTTAGGGAGGCAGGTTCAGCCATGGGTAGTGTTGAATTATTTAGCGGAGATAAACGGGTATTATTGCAGCATACGCCAACTCGCGAATTTACTTTGACTATTCAATCTGATACTCCGCATCCAGCCACAATCTTAATGATCATGTACGCCATGGTTGTGTCGGAAAGATGATCTTGGTCCCATTTGAATCCTGGCACATTGATTTCATACAGCCTTCTTGGCCTATTATGAAAGAAGGAATTGCCTTAGAAAAAGCCTCTATTTCTTATACTGCGATGGCAGAAGGGCAGATTGTTATGATTGCGGGTATCATTCCAATTTGGCAAGGCGTAGCAGAGTCGTTTTTAATCCCCACTAAATTACTACAAAAAAATAAAATTCGGTGTATAAAGTATGTAAAATGTAATGAGGAATTGTTACGACAAAAACTTAATTTGCACAGACTTCAAACTACCGTTCCTTCTAATTTAGATCATGCGATTCGCTGGTTAGAGTGGTTAGGATATAAACGCGAGTCGACTTTGCGTATGTGGGGACCGGATAAGGTAGATCATTATAGGTATGTGAGGTTATTCAATGGGAACTGAGGTTATTATTCTTGCTGCAATCGCCGCTAGTACGGCGGTTACAGCCTATGGCCAATATCAACAGGGTCAAGCGCAAGAGCGAGCATCTAATTACCAGGCGGCAGTGCAAGAAAGAAATGCACAGATTGCAAAGCAAAATGCTGAATATGATGCTCAACGCCAGTCTTCTAGACTAAGACGCGCAATTGGATCGCAACGCGCCGCTGTATTAGCTTCCGGTATCCAAATGGAGGGTACTGCCCTAGACTTGCAACAAGATACCGTGCAACAAGGCGAGATGGATCGATTAGCCATTCTTTATGGCGGCGAAACTGCTTATCAAAACGCTAAGTCTGAAGCGGAATTATCCCGCATGCAAGGTAAGGCCGCGGCTCAAGCAGGAACCACTGCAGCCTTTGGTACAGTATTAGGAGGCTTTGGCAACGTTGGTATGGCCGGACGCCGAATGGGCATGTTTGGTGGCACTAGAGGAGTGGGATAATATGCCAAGAATTCCAACGTATCAAGAAAGTCAAATTAGCGGCATCGGTTTAGGTGGTCGTCCTATGTCCGGACTAGATCCTAGACAAATGGCATCCATGGGCGAAGCAGGAGCTGGAATAGCTAGGACAGGGCAAGCGCTCACTCAACTAGCCCTTAATTTTTCTGACATGGAAGTTCAACGCCAAAAAGATACCGCTGTAATTGAGCATGCCACCATTACTTCTGACTTTAGTACCGAACTAACTAAGCGTGTTAGCGATCTTCGTGAGACTGACAGCGCAAATACTAAGAAATATTTAGACCCAGACTACGGCGGTACATCGCAACCAGATACCCACTTTAATCAAGTAGATAAAGCCTTTAATGAATTAGTTAATGATCCTAAGTGGAAACATTCTAACCGTTACTCGCAACAGATGTGGGATCAATATATCGGCCAGGTAAAGGGGTCGGTTGCTAGAGAGGCTATCCAGTTTGAAGCAAACCAACGAGTTGAAGCCCGTCAAATTGGCTTAGTTGAGGCTAGAAAGCTTGATATTATTGCGGTAGCAGCGGATCCTGCAAAACTAGAGGCAATGATTATGAAGTGGGAAACCTTGGGTAATACCTTAGATAACCCTGAAACAAAGGAAATTGAAGGTTATCGCGGGGTTGTTGATAATAAATTCTTAGCCAGAATTAAGGATGCTAGGGGTGAGTTTGCAATTGCTGCTTATCAAACCATGATGACAGACAATCCTGTTGCAGCATATAAGTCGTTAAAAGCTTTACAAAAAGACCCGGCTAGACTAGATCGTTTAGGATTAGACCCTAACGAATTTAATAAGTTATTTAGAGAAGCTAAATCACACGCATCTGCAATAAACGACTATGACGTCTATAAGTTAGAAACAAAGATTGATGATAGCATTGCTTCAGTAGCTGCCAATGGAAGAGGATTGTTTTCTAGTAAAGAACAGCTAGCACAAGAAGTCATGCGAGTATCCGATCCTTTAGGTGAGGGAAAATTAAACCTTCGGGCTAAAGTTATGATTGAAAAAGCTTGGAGCCAACATCAAGAGGTGCAAGCTACATATAACATAACTAGTAGTTTACGTTGGCTACCCCAAGACCAGATAGTTAAAGAAGTAACTTCTCTTGGCGTGTCAACAGCTTCAGATGCAAGAATTAAAAATCAAGTTATTAATTTTTCAAACAATATAATTAATCAACGAAAAGCAGATCCTGCCGCATATTTTGCCGAACACCCAACAGCTAAAAACTTATATGCTGAGGGTAAGGTTGGGGAAGCTAGAACAATGATACTTGCTTTGCAAGAAAAAGCCGGAATCCTTGAAATGGATCGTAGAGTACTTACGGATCTAGAAGTTGCCAATGAGCGAAAGTGGTTAACCTCAGCAACACCTAATCAAATTACAGAACGCTTAAGTACTTTTAATCAGCGCTACGGTGGGGTTGATGGTCGTTATCAAGGTCAACGTATGATGGCTTGGCGTCAATTAACCACTGGGGAAGGGGCTTTACCACCAACCTACATGTTTGCAGCCTCTGTTATGGGAACATCTTCAGAGACCGCAGTGATTCAAGCCTTGGCAATAAATGAAAAAACCTTACAAGATGGGCTAGGTTCGCTGTCGACTACAGGAACTAGCTTTGCCGATATTAAGTCAAAATCAACACTGATTGGGCAGCAATATCAAAAAGCGTTTACTGGGATGCTTCCTGGTCGCCAAGAAGTGTTTGTTAACGGTATACAAACTCTTGCTACAAAGCTAGCTGCAACAGAAGTATTAGCAAGTGGAGGATCCCTTAGTTCAGATAAGGCCTTGCACAACGCGTATAAAAAACTAACTAGCGCTTACGATGTTAGCGGCGGGAGTTATTTCATACCTAAGCCTCGGGTGGGAGCAGCTAATACCTATGTGCCTGACGCAATCCACAAAAACACTTCGATTCTTTTACAAAGTTCTGGGGCGTTACAGCGGACATTTGGCGAGGAAAAAATTAATTATCCTAAGTCAAAAGACGCCGGAGTTAATTTACAACCTGAATACTTGCTAAATCAATATTTAGGTACGATTAGAAATTCAGGGTATTGGGTAAATAATGATACTGGCAACGGCTTAATGCTGGTTGTGCAAACAAACGCAGGTATTGAGCCTGTTACTTTTACCAGCGGAAAGCGCGTAGAACTAAGCTTTCAGCAATTAAGCACGTTAGATATACCTAAGAATGTTTCTAACTATCAGCGAGGATACTTAGGAATGAAGATTTATCCTACAAAATAATGGCAACAATTAATAAAAATCCAGCGGCACCAAATACTGCAATTGAACCTGAGTTCTTGCAGCGAGCAGAACAGCTGAGCATAAATTTTACGCCAACAGCTCCGTCTCGTTGGTTTCAAAGCTTTGGATTTGATGAGCTTCGAGCAACCACTGGGCAAGTAGCTAGTGCTGCAAAAGACAAGGGCTGGCAAGAAACTGGCATAGACTCTATTGCCCGGATGCGCGAAATTAACCGTGCTGAAGAACTTACCAACTATTCAGACCCAGAACTACGCAGCTTATATGGTCGTCGCGCTAGAGGCGCTAGGGGTGGTGCCTCAACTGGTTGGAAAAATGCGCCAACCCTTGAAGAGTTTGGTCTTAGCGAACGCCCAACAATGCTGGAGCCAGACCAAGCAAATACCAAGTACGGTATTTCGGGGCACTTATCTTGGGATAAGCCGGTTAGTAGTCTTGTGGCTAAAATCCAGCATGAGAGAAAATTAGAAGAAACTAGACTTAATAGTACTTTAAACCGAGCACAGGGCTTTGCTGATAATGCCATTGGATTTGGTGTCTCCATGGGAGCCGCAATTCTTGACCCCGTTGGTTTAGCCCTTGGGTTTATTCCATTAGTCGGCCAAGGACGTTATGCCAACATGACGATATCAGCTGGTCGATTTTTACGTGGAGCTGAAGCCGGATTTGTGGGATCATTAGGTGTTGAGCCCTTAATCTACGCAGCAAAGACGCAAGAAAAAGCTGATTACGATATGTATGACTCGCTGCTAAACGTGACGTTTGGTACTTTGGCAGGCGGGGGATTGTTTGTAGTTGGCGGCAAGATGTACGATGGCTATAAAGGGATTCAAGCAAAAAGCCACCAAAAGGCGCTAGAACAAGCCGTTAAACAACTATCCCTGGGTAAAAACGTAGAAGTTGAGCAAATTGCTACAATTGGTTCGTCACCTATGAAGCCAATTTCTGCAGACTTAAATGGCTCGGTTCCAACAAACCCAGACGCAACCCTTCAATTTAAAGACAACCCAAGCCCATACAATGCGGTTAAACAGTACTCGCCAAATCAAAGCGTAGAAACTAGCTTGACCTTGATGGAGCAGTCAACAACCGGGCCTGCTGCAGAAATACCTAAAGCTAAGCTTGAGGAAGTACTTAAGGATCCTGAATTAGTTGAAGCACTTAAAGCAACGGCCGATAATAAGCTATCAAACAATATTGCTTTTTATGTTAAAACGGCAGATGGAAACGTACTAGCAGTAAATAAAGGTGACAACGGGCCGATGTCTTTGTTGACATCTCCATCCTTTACAGCGGCTATTGCTGAGTGGTTTAAGCCAGGGACGGCAAAGAAACAGGCTACAGCAGCATTTAAAAAGAACGCTGAGGTAGTAGAGCAAAACATTCTTGCAAACAAATTTAAAAGCCAAAATGCTCACCCTGCTAGTCCTAGTACTAATATAAAAAATCCGTCTATACCGACGACCGCTTCAACTTGGAGTGACTACCGTAAAACTGCAACTTGGGCGCCAAACAGTGACGTCCCACCTGACCTTAATGGCGTGCCAATGTCAGAATGGGCAGATGCACCAACCACTATTGAAGGCTGGAAAAATGTTGATGGGCAAAACCCAGAGATTGATAGCCAAAACCCGTTTACTCCGCATGCTACGCTGCCTACAAGTGCTGGTGCAGTAGTTATTGAACCTGACGGCCGAGTCTGGGTAATTGACCCAACTAATAAGTTTGCTGACGTAGATACTACTTTTCCTAAGGGCAAGGTAGAAGAAGGCCTAACCATGCAGCAAACGGCCATTAAAGAAGTCTTTGAAGAAACTGGATTAAAAATTAAAATTGTTGGTCTTGTTGGGGACTACGACAGAACTACTTCAAGATCTCGCATGTACGTAGCGCAACGCGTTGGCGGGCGCCCAGATAAGATGGGGTTAGAGTCGCAAGCAGTAAAACTAACCACGCCCTTACAAGCTAGTAATATGCTAAATCAAGGAGCCGATTTTGCGATTGCAAATGACATGCTGCCCATGGTTGACAAGTACACAGATTCTACCTTTCAAGTACGTCCGCAATCTATGGAGACTCCTGTTGCTTTAGAAGTTCCTCAGACTGCAATGGGCGCGGCTGAAAATTTTAAGGACTTACTAGCAATTCACGGTTTAACTGCTACCGAAGACTTTAACGTAGCGTATAAAGGTTCTTATAACCTATCTAACCAGTCAATGACTCACGTAATTGAGGTCAATGGGGCTGTCTTTAATCCTGAGCAAAACCAACATTACGTAACTTTGGCCCCTGAAGATACGATGAAGAGCGTATTTTCTCAAGACGCTGCAAGTAAGGTGTTTGATGCTGTCAGCTCTAAGGGTGCGGCATCTGTGCAATCGGCAATGTTTGACCCACAAAAATATTTAACTGTTGAGGGTGAAAAATACACAAGTTTTGCTGGCTATGACACCACAGTCGATGTTTCAACTTTAAAACAGATAGGTCCTCAGTTAGGTAGTAATAAAGGCGGAACTTACGAAGGGTATAGTGGTCAGCAGTTTTACGTAAAATATCAAGATGCTGATCATGCTATGAATGAATGGGTTGCTACTACCCTATATCAATGGTACGACGTGCTTATTCCTAAGATGACCATAGTAACTGATGGCAGAAACCCATCGGCTATTGGTACTGCTTCTCAGATCTTGCCTCTTAAAACAATTACTCCGCAACAGTTTGCCGACCTTCCTGAGGCAACAAGGCGAGACTTTGCTAAACACTTGTTAATCGACGCGTTTTTAGGAAACTACGATGTTGTAGGCAACGCTCCAAACTACAACCTTCAAATAAGTGAAGGTAACAATTCTAGCGTCTTTAGGGTTGATGCCGGAGGTGCTCTTGTATTTAGAGCACAAGGTAAAAAGAAAGACGACTTTACTGCAGACTATAGCTATAAAACCCTTAAAGCGGCAAACCCAGGCGTGTTTACAGATTACCCAGGGTCTAGTAAAGACTTAGAAGCCGCGGCATTGGCAATTTTAAGAGTGCCTCATCAGCAAATTATTAACCTTGTAGATGCTGCAAAGCAGCACGGTATGAGTAACGAAGTAGCTGAGGAAATTAAAAAAGTTTTGTTTTATCGTCGACTAAAGCTTGAGACAACATATCCTGATATGGCTACTAAGGCAGGCGAAGAAAAAAACATAAAGACTTTTCAATCATTTAGTGACGCACAAAAAGCAATTAAACCTTATGAAGCAGAATTACAACAAAAATTATCTTCCGACCAACTTGGTGTAATTAAAAAGTATACGGCTACGTATCATGCAACCCTGAATAGTGCGCTGTGGGAACAGGCACATGGGTATAAAAATATAAAAAACAAAGGTAAACCCCTTGACCCTCAGATTCAAAAAGACGTTGACTTGCTAGATGACGCCTTTACTAAGATTGACCCTCTTAAAACAAACCTTGAAGTATATAGAGGTGGTGTATTTTTAACAACATTTAATACGGCTCTTGAAAGTGTAGGAGCTAAGCAGTTTATTTACGACCAAAGCATGCGCTCTGAGGAAGCATTTAATATGCTTAAACCTATCCAAGGCAAGTATATTCAAATGGAGTCCTATGTTAGTTCTTCCTTTGCTTTATCAACAGCAGTGTCATTTAATACCAGTGAAGCCAGGATACTTGTAAAAATTCTTGTACCAGAAGGTGCAAAAGCAATGCTACCAGGAAGTCTAGGGGTGCATCAAGGAGAATCCGAAGTAATTTTGCCAAGGAACAGCGTCTTTAGGATTAAAGAAATTGCTGGTCCGGACGCCTCGTCAGGATCTTTCCAGACAACAGTGATTCTTGAAATGGTTCCGCCAGGGGCCACAATGCCAGAAGAAGTACCTGACGCCCAAAAACTAAAAATTGCTAAAGCCTACCACCAGCAACCTAGTAACTCAGCTGACATTGAGCCAATGCCAAACGAACCAATGGACGCTGTTGGTGACAGCTTAAAAGGAATTGCAGATGACTTAGGCAAGATTGACGTCGACTTAGAAAGCTTACAGATGAGCATTGATGCGGAATTAGTAAACCTAGATCCTGAACTTGCAGCAGGTCTTAAGGCAGCCCTTGACCAAGAATTTAAACAACTAGACCAATTACAAGCAGACGCACAAACAATGCATAAAGCAGCGCAAGCTGCCGCTGTTTGTATAAAGAAGGGAACATAGTATGGCTATGCAAGATTGCCTTGATATTATTAAGAAAGCAGCTGGCGAAGGTAAGATCTCCGATCAACAAGCATCTGACCTGCTGTCTGAGATCGATGACTTTATCACTACTAAGAAAAAAGCTTTAAAAACTGACAATCTTGACGCCACAATTACTGCTTATCTAGATCAAAAGCTTAAAGACTCTATTCTAGCTGCGGCCATTGAAAAGCGAAACAGTCTTATCAATGCAAAGGTTATCGCACAGAACTACAACTTCTTGTCAAAGTTTGATAATCCTGCTGAAGGTTTAAAAGCCTTAATGGTAGGGTCGGTTAAAAGTAAAGTTGGTTCTAAATTAAGTATTGATGCACAAGGTAAGGCTCTTACAAATAAATATCTAGGTCGTTTGCTTAATGACCTAGAAAAAGATGATTTGCTAGTTCACTTTAGTGACGGCCACATGGATGATGATATTGCCAGGGAGCTATTTGAAATTAAACCAAATGGTAAACCTGGTGTTAGCAATAATCCTACGGCACAAAAGATTGCTGAAGTAATTCACAAGTTTCAAATGACTGCCATTGACCGAGCAAACCGTGCAGGGTCTTATATCCAAGCAAGACCAGGCTATATCTTTAGGCAATCTCACGACCAAGCTAAGATTAGAAAAGCCGGCTATGAAGAGTGGAAGACATTCATCTCAGACAAACTAGACGTTGAAGCAACCTTTGGCGGGGCCAATGTAGAAGAATTTTTAAAAGGTGCTTATCTAGGACTAAGTACTGGAATGCACAAGAGATTTAAAGCGGCAGATGAAAGCCATTTTTTACAGGGATTTAAGGGTCCATCAAACCTAGCAAAACGTATGAGTCAAGAAAGGCTATTGCACTTTAAGGATTCAGACTCGTTTATGGCGTACAACGAACGGTATGGTACCCAAGACCTACGTGAAGCAGTTGTAGGTGGTCTTGAGCATATGGCTAGAAATACGGCGCTTATGGAAGGTTTAGGTACAAACCCTGTATCTACCTTTGACCGTATGCTTACTGAGTTAAAAATAAAATACCGCGATGATCCAAAGATCTTTGATCAGCTATCAAAGAAAAACCTTATTAACCAGCTAAAAGAAATTGACGGGACAACTAGAATTCCAACTAACGTTTCCCTAGCTCGGATAGGAGCAATTAATCGTTCTATTCAAAACATGGCAAAGCTTGGTGGCGCGGTTGTTTCCTCAATAACGGATATTCCTAACCAAGCAGCTGAGTTGCGCTATCAAGGTGTACCCTTGTTAAAGTCCTATGGAGATACCTTAGCCAACCTATTTCAAGGGCGCGGGGATGGCGAACGCCGAGAGATTGCAAGATTGCTAGGCGTTGGATTTGACGGGTTAATTGGAGAAACAACCTCTAGGTTTGGTTCGCAAGATACCTTACCTGGCGCAATGTCTAAATTGCAGCAGCGGTTCTTTAAATTAAATTTAATGAGCTGGTGGAACGACACTAACCGCACTAGCGTTGCCTTAATCATGAGTAACAACCTAGGCGCTAAGGCTAACGTATCATATGATAAGCTAGGCGAGAGACTAACTAACGTGCTTAGCCAGTATGATATTGGTACCCTTGAATGGGACATCTATGCAAAGAATGCTGTTAGGAAGGCAGACGACGGCAATGTGTATATGGTGAGTGAAGGTATTGAAGAACTTGACGACAAGGTTATTTCGGATTACCTTAAAGCTAAGGGCACTAAAAAACCAACCGCTAAGGATATTTCAGCTGGGCGCGACGAGCTAGTATCACGCCTAGATACCTACTTCCAGGATCGAGCTGATTACGCCGTGCCAATGCCTGGGGCAGCTGAACGAGCGATCATGAACCAGGGATCCGAAGTCGGTACCATTGAGGGTGAGGTTATCCGAACTATTATGCAGTTTAAGGCCTTCCCAATTACGATGATTAGGCGAGGCCTTGGTCGCGAACTGCATGGCGCAGCGAACGGCAAGTCCGATCTTATGGGATTAGTCCACCTTATCGCAGGAACCACCTTATTTGGCTATGCCTCAATGGTTGCCAAAGACGTACTCAAGGGCAAGGAACCACGGCAATTTACTGGCGAGCTTGAAAAAGATGCTAAGCTGATGTTTGCTGCCATGAGCCAAGGTGGTGGGCTTGGTATCTACGGCGACTTCCTGTTTGGGGAATATAGCCGTTACGGACGTTCATTTTTATCAACTTTGGCCGGTCCTACGTTCGGACAGGTAGACGACCTAGCTGAAATTTTTACTCGCATTAGAACCGGGGAAGATGTATCGGCAAACGTAATGCGCACTATGATTAACAATACTCCGTTTATAAACCTGTTTTATACCCGGCAAGCGCTTGATTATTTAATTTTGTACGAGTTGCAAGAAATGGCTAATCCAGGGTATCTTCGTCGTATGGAAAGCCGTATAATGAGAGAAAATGATCAACAGTTTTTTATACCGCCTAGTCAACAGGTGCCATACGGAGGCAGTTTAAGGGGTCTAACACAATGACAGTACAAACAGAACTAAGACGAGTTGTACAAACAGGTAACGGTGCTACCTCGACTTTCTATTTTAATGCCCCAGTGCTTGGTCTTGACGACCTTGACGTCTATACCGTTACTACTGCAGCCGTTCAAACACTTCAAACCAGGGGTGGTGCAGGTACCTTTGACTATACGATGACGATTAATGCGTCAACAAAATACGCGACAGTTACCTTAAATAATAACCTCACGAATGGCTTTAAGATCGTGATGCTAAGGTCTACTGCCATTACACAAGGTGTAGATTACGTTGAAGGTGATCCATTCTTAGCTGAAACTCACGAAGGCGCCTTGGACCGCTTGACCTTGATTGCCACGCAATTACAAGAGCAGATTGATCGCTCAGTAAAGGTTGTTGAGACAAGTACAACCACTGGAATTACCGTACAAGAACTATCAGCTAATGCGGTTCTTGTGGTAAATGCAGGTGCAACTGGTTTTGAGATGGGCCCAACCCCATCATCAATTACGGCGTCAGCGACGGCCGCGGCAGCGTCGGCAAGTGCAGCTGCGTCATCAGCTAGTGCAGCATCTACCTCAGCTAGTAACGCCTCAACCAGTGCAACTAACGCTTCAGCATCGGCTAGCAGTGCGTCGACTAGTGCAACATCAGCGACGGCTAGTGCCACCAGTGCCACAAGTAGTGCCACCAGTGCAACAAGTAGCGCAAGTGCTGCATCGACAAGCGCAACCAATGCTGCTGCATCAGCTTCTACAGCTACTACTCAAGCTACTAACGCAGCAAGCTCGGCATCGTCGGCAAGTGCTTCAGCAACAACCGCTACTAATCAGGCCACGGCTGCCGCGTCATCAGCAACATCAGCTGAATCGGCACGTGATGCGACGTTAGCAGCCTATGATTCATTTGACGATCGGTACCTTGGAAGCAAAACTTCTGATCCCACCTTAGATAACGACGGCAATGCCCTGGTTGGCGGTTCGTTATACTTTAACTCTAGTTCTGGTATCATGAAGCTATACAATGGGTCTGCTTGGGTAGCAGCCTATGTCTCAGGAGCTGGCTTTGTACCGCAATCGTCAACGACCGGAGCTGCATATCTTCCAACGGGGACCACGGGCCAGCGAGATGCAGCACCAGCGGCTGGATATATACGCTACAATACGACATTAAGTAAACCAGAGGTATATAGTGGAGCTGCCTGGGGATCAGTTGGCGGCGGTGCAACCGGTGCAGGTGGTGATGAGGTATTTGTAGAGAATGCTAGAACGGTAACGACTACCTATACCTTGTCTACAAATAAGAGTGCAGCATCAGTTGGCCCGATCACAATCAATAGCGGCGCAAGTGTAACTGTGCCAAGTGGACAAAGGTGGGTAATTCTATGAGTATCATTCTTCAAGGAAGTACGAGCGGTTCAGTTACATTACAAGAACCAGCCGTTGCTGGTACTACTGTATTGGACTTGCCATCTACATCGGGAACAGTCGTGCTTCAAAACGCCAGTAATAATTTATTAATGAATTCGGGGTACGGTTCTAATGCAGTAGCATACGGCTGTCGTGCATGGGTTAACTTTGATGGAACAACCAATACTGGTGGGTTTTGTACCATTCGTGGTAGTGGTAATGTAACAAGTGTTGCTGATAATGGAGGTGGTGATTACACAGTTAATTTTACTAATGCTTTGCCTGATGCAAATTACGCATTAGCATATATGCTTAAATCTTCTGCAACAATTAGATTTGAGTCAGCAGTTATCCGAGGAGATACTTCCCCCACTACAACTTCCGTTCGTTTTGTAACTGGTTTATCAACTTATGGAGTAGAGAATTATCCACAAGATTCATCTATTATTTGTATTTCAATATTCCGCTAGGAAAAATAAATGACCCAACTAATTATTTACCCAAACGATAATGGCGGTGTAGTTGTTCTTACTCCCGCACCTGAGTGTGGTTTAACCATTGAAGAAATTGCCGCAAAAGATGTACCACAAGGCAAACCATACAAGATTGTAGATGGTAGCGATATTCCTACAGACCGCACATTCCGTAACGCATGGGAGTACACAGCATGAGTATCACCATCAATATAACCAAAGC